CTTGAGCAACAAGACCAGATGGAGCAGCTTTTGGAAGATTTAAAACAGATATAGTTCTATCAGGTAAACGAGATCCATCTTCGATGAAGGCATATTTTTCGTTTACATAAGATAAAGCTGTAATTGCATAATTAACACCATCTGATTCTTCTACTGTTATTACTCTAAATTTTTGAGTCTTAACTGTATCATCTTGTATAAGCCATACAGTATTGGGATTAGGTGCTTGAGGTAATGATCCAATAAAATTAATTACATTTCCTACTATAGAAGATACAGTTGCTACTCTTACAGTTCCATCAGGCATTATTACGCTAATAGAAGGATTATTTGTTGTTGGTAAACTTGTTACAGTATCATCATCTACAGTTATTGATTGTGTTGTTGCAGATTTTACTCTTCCTCCTCTTCTAAGACCAGAACGAACAGGATCAGCTATTTCTATAACAGCACCAGGTCTTACAACAACACCAGAATCTATAGAAGTTGCAAAAGTAACAAGTTCACTTTCATTCTGCTCAGTGAAAAGAACTGCTCTACCGAGTCGAGCAGCCTGTCCTCTCGATGTACAGGCAAATGCTTTTACTTGTTTTATAATTACTCCAAATTTAGCTATTGCAGCAGCATCTTCTACAACTTCAAAATCTATTTCTCTAGTATCCATGTTGAAATAAGATACAGAAACTACTGTATGTCTTGTTTTTAAGCTACTACCTGAGTAATTAAACCCTTCTGGCGTAACATTTGCCAAAGTAAATAAATAACTTGCATCTTTTGGACTATCTTGAGCAAGGCTTAAAGTTCCTGCTGACCATATAGGCATACAACGCATTACTCCAGCCAATTCATTTATGATGTCAAATGCTTCACTTGCTGCTTGAATATTTACATTACAGCTAAATCTAGCTTCCTGTCCTCCAAATCCATCTGATACCAAAGTATTTGCAAATTTACTGGCTGTTACAAATGAAAATAAATCTACAGAACTATCTCCAATATGATTACCTAACCCATATCTAGTATCTGTCAAAATATCAAGTAACACCATCGCTGGGCACGCACACCATTGGGCTGCTCCCATAACTCCATTAAAAATATATCCATTTGGGTACACTATGCGACCATTACCATCAACAGTTGGTGTACCTGAGTTGTTTGCTCCAGCACCTGGTATTCTTACTTTTATTCCTCTTATACGAAACTTTCTTGTTGGAATTGATTGAAACTGCATTGAGTCCAATCGAAGAGAAGTATAAGCACTGTTAGCGTAAGTAGAAGGATCATCTATAATTTCACCAAAACTTGTCCAATTAAAAGAATTAATTAAGCTAGAACTTGTGCTATTTGGAGTCACTCTTACTATTCTTATATCAACAGGAAATGCACCTGTTAAACCAACTCTATAATCTCTTTGGTAAGCATCAGCAGTTCTACCAGTTATAGTGTCGGTAATAACAGTGCTGAAACCACCTCCGTTATATTGAACTTGTATTTGTAAAGTTACAGAAGAACCTAATAAATCTCCATTTTCTTTTGCCTCCTGCATTTGAGGAAAAGTAATCGTAATATTTACTGCGTCTACATTTGAATTTGTAATTTGCCTTGTTACAGGACTACCCGCATTAACTGTTACACCTACACTTTGAATTGAAGAACTACTTAATATTCCAGAAAGTTTTGTTTGATTAGCCGTTCCAAAACGTATTTTAAATCCTACATCTTTAAAGTTAAAATCACTATCTTGTGGTGCAATAGAATTAGCTTGTGATCTTAAAATAGGAGTATCGTTTAAAAATACATCTTTAAAAGCAGCAGTATTATATTCGGTTGAGTTTTTAGTACGACCCTCTTTTGATGGTGTTTCAAATCCCTCTATTTCTCCTTCTGAAATAAGATCAAGAAAAGTAGCAAACTGCCTACTATGTAAAGTATCAGGGGTTCTAGTCGGAGCAGGAGGAGGTGGAGGAGCACTTCTACCACCGCCACCGCCACCGCCAGCACCTTGTATGTTCTTTGGAGCGTCTGTCATGCTTGTACCTGCTGGGTGTCAACGGCTCCACTAATAACTACTGAACCAGTAATCATCGTGCCATAAACAAGAGGCACTGGCGTTCCTGCCCTGCTAGTATTTTGTGCTCCAGAAAAACTAAACGATACTCTAGGATCTTCTTCACTTCTAAACTCTTTTGGTTTTGGCACTGGAAACAACATTTCAGATACACCCATCAATGTTAACGCTACTCCTAAGTTTCCTACTGCTGCCATAAGAGCACTAGCTTTTGCACCTCCTGTAGCTATAAAACCAAAACCTCCTTTTCCAAAAGAAAATCCTGCACCTGGGCTTGCTATAGCAAGTCCTATCAACGCAGCACCTAATAGTACTTTACCAACACCTCTACCAGCACCAGCTATAACAGGAACTATGTGTATATCTTCTTGTCCTATTGGATAGTGTATTTCAGTTTTATCTACTTCATAATTACCAACTTTTACTTGATAATATTTTGGATTCATATATCTTTCTACTTGCGGAAAATTATTTATTAAAAAACTAACTACTTTTCCAATACTATCTGCCTTTACTTCAAATTCTTTGTGACCTACAAATTCTGCAAGTTCACCGTATAGCTTTACTTTACGAAGCATAACGATACCTCTTTCCTGTACATTTTAACAACCATGGTGAATATGGTTCTCTACAAGATAGTCTATCGG